GACCACCATGCATCATTAGTAAAATCAGTTCTTGCACACAATCCGGCAATATCACCATTTAATGGAACATAACGGAAAACATCATTGTATCTATCATACTGATATTTCCATGCACTATCCATAATTGCATAACTTGAAGAACCAAGATTGGTAGCATCTTGTAAAACTTTAGCCGTCTGGCCAGTTGTAGATACAACACTAGCTCTAGATGGAGAAACACAAACAACACAATCTTTTCGTACAGATGCAATTGTGTCAATAATATGTTGTCCTGTTCCACCAGCTCCCGCATCAGAAGGACCCGCCATTATTAAAGAAACATCAACTACTTCAGGATTTTCATAAAGATTATAAGCATCTTTAAGTTCTGCATCAGTAAGTGCATTATCATCAGCACCTTCTGCACCAGCATCTGATCCTAATGAACCACCTATAATTTCCTTACCAACACCATTTATTCTTTTAAAAGCACCACCGGCCATAACTCCACCAGCATCTCTATCAGGAGCTCCACCACCTGCATCTGTAGAATCTGCAGTAATAGTAAGTTTAGCACCAAGCCAAATATATGCTGATTCGTTGCGTAAAACAGTTCCAATGTAATTACTTGAACCGTCAATTCGTTTTGCATCGGAGGCCTTACTTATATAGGCAAATTTCTCCAGAACATATCCTGGTTCACCAGTCCATGCACCATCTTCATCAATAACCATGACGTGCAATTCATCATTAAGTGCAGGTCTATTAGCTTCAACACCATCCCATCCGTTTGCATTTGCCATAGAATTTGATGTTCCGGGAGGTCGAGCATCAAAATTAGCCAAAAATTTTGCTTGATCTGCAGACCGACTACCAGCAGCTAAATTATAAGCCTGATCCCATCCGTGTTTATCTATAGCTACAACCTTCAAACTATTTCCTAATATACCAGGATACTTTGCAATAAACAACTGATCTGTATAACTTGCCTCATCCCCATCATAATCAGTTGCATTATGAGTCACAACAGCTGTTCCTGCTTCAGTTCCTGGAACAGGCCCAACAACAGCATTTTTAGCACCCGCTTTAACATTTCTTACTACAATAAGATTGTTTGAATAAGCAAGATAATTTGCCGCTGTGTGAAAATAGGATGATGTATCATCATCTGGTTTACCAAAAACTTTTACTAAATCATTTTCATTTGTGATTGAAATTCTTTCAAGCACAGGTCCCCAATTAAAACCACCAGCTATCGCCCCGATAGATGTGGCAACATTAGGGACTACTGTAGTGAGATCAACCTCACTTACATTAATTCCTGGACTAACTTGAAATGCCATTTGTTTTCTCCTTTACAAGTAATTACATTTTTTATATTAACAAAAATTTATTATTCATCAAACACATTATCTGTTATTTTACATTTGTCCAAAGTGTTCCTTCAGAATCTACTTCGTAGTCTGGATGATTTAAACCATTATTAATAATACCAAATGGAGTAGTTAAGTCCTCAATTTCACTCAATTGATTTTTATAAAGATTATCTCTAATGTTCTGATTACTCAATTCTTTAAAATACTGTTGATCTACTAACCAACCAAATAACACTAAAGTCATAGCCAAATCATCATATGCTCCATCTTCTGCATTAAAAGTGTCACCTGTTGAAACAAATGTTGTCAATTCAGAGATCATATCATAATCTGGTATTAAAAGTTTATCATCCTCAATAAGTGCTTTTAAATTAGAACAACCCAATTTTTTGACTTGTTTGGATGTTCTCACACCAAATTGAGAATCTCTTTTACCACCAACGAAACCACTCAGTTGTTGTCCATGTCTACCATACCACGCTGTTGAAAACAAATTTTCGTATTCCAAATCGTGGTGGAGAACATCAGATACTTGTGAGCCAATGTCGTTTACTTCAATAAGAATATAAGCATCATTATACTTCTTACCTATAATATTTATAATATTGGGAAAGACCAGTGGGGCTACTAGATTACTTCTATATTTTGCCACCGCTTTATAGGGCATTTCTGTAATATCAAACACGGTAAAGGCTGAATAATCACTCCCTTGACCACGAGCAACATCAACTGTCATAACATAAGAATGTGATGGAATAACATCACTAAAAACGTCTACATCATGCTTTCTATGTATTGGATTGGTATATGATAATTCTTGTAATTTTTCATAAGATATAAGTGTATTTGAAGAACCTAAAAATTCTGCCTCATACTCTTGTCTAAATGCATCCTCCCCAATAGTTGACTCAATTTTTTTCCTCCATCCTTGATCGCGATTAGGAACATTTGACCAATGAACTTTAAATGGTTTAAAATCATTTGTACCTGCTTCTGCATCATTCCAATATTTGTAAAACATATTAAAACCATTTGGTGTCGATACAATAATAACTTTTGTTTCTTTACCAGATGAAATTGTTGGATATACTGAACGAATAAACTCATCTGCAATATGTCGTTGAACATGAGCAAATTCATCTAATAAAATACAAGAAAAAGAAAATCCACGAATAGCGCTTGAAGAAGTAGAAGAAGCTATAATCTTACTTCCATTTTCAAGTTCTAATGAACCTTTATTCCATTCCTTAAGTCCTTGTTGAAGATACTTAGGAAGATGTTGATATGCTATCTGAATACGGCTTAATAACTCTCTGGCTGTTGCCGCTTTATTAGCAAGTATTCCGACTGTCTTAGACTGATTAAAAAGAACATAATGCAATAACCAACCAAGTGTAGTAGTTGACTTACCAACTTGTCTACCAGTTTTTACAATAACATTTCTATTTTCAGATATAGTTTGTATTAAATCTTTTTGGAAGGGATAAAGATCAAAAGGAATTAAACCTTTATCAACGTGGACAATCTTCACATGGTTTTCTAAAAAATATACAATATCATCGCGACATTTTAGATATTCTTCAACTTCTTCTTTTGTAAAATTGTGTTGAACATCTGCTCTTTTTAATAAAGAGTTTCCTAAATAAGATTCTTCTATCATAATTTATTTATTAAATAATTTTTCGGCTATTCTAAACACTAGTGCTTTTAAACCAAACACGACTAGTGTAACAACTAGTAATATTGTTTGATACCAATCTGGCATTAAACCAAGATTAGTCCATGCATCTTTCATTGTTTCATCAGTAAAAAAAGTACTAAGAAACGTAACTGGTATTGGAAATAATAAGGTAACAACTATTAACTCATCTTTCCATGAAAGACTAAGTGCTTCAGACTCAGCCTCAAACTGTTGTCTAAAATTCTCCGGCTTCGGCATTTTATTTTTTCTTATTTAATAAATCTTGTAAGTCTTTCGTGCTTCCAATAAACAAAGAATTATTAACCGTAGACGGATCTTTCACTTCCTTTTCAATTTCTTTTTTTGTTTTTTGTAATAGTAACAGTTCTTTTGTAGTAGTAGTTAAACTATTCATTAGTTGTCCTAAGACTTCAAATGAACGCGGACTTTCATCAGCTTTTGCTATTTCAATAAGTTCACCTATAGCTTCATTTCCCTTATCAATAATATTGTGATATTGATTTTGAGAAAATTCATATTCAGAAGTAAGGTCTTGGGTATTTATATCTATACCTGGTGATTTTTGTTTCTTAACTAAATCACCAGTTATGTCTAATACTTTATTTAATTTTTCTACGGCTGCTTTTTTCATGGTTCAGTAATATTTTCTATAAATCCAAATTCATCATCTGGCATTACCAAACCATGATCTGTTTCATCAATAATTTCATCTTCATTCAAATCAGTTAATGCCTTTGGAGTAATTTCTATATTCATATCTCCTACCAAAGCACCATGTTCATTTAGTGTCGGATTATCATAAGCATTACCACCAACATTAGCATCTACAGTTCTAATCAGTCCTTGATCGGATATTCTACTATAAATATAACCTTTAACTGTAAAAGTAAGAGTATGTAATAAAACTCGTCTTGTTATAAAATCACCTTCGTAAGTATCTTCCGTTGACACACTATTTAATATAATAGGTATATCCCTTATAAGCTCAGGGAAAGAATCTTTCATCTCTTTTAAAGTTACTTGAAACTCTGGCGTAAAATATGGCAATATTTGTTCAAGTATTTGTGTACCATCATCACTATATTTTACCATAATAACTAAAGTAATATTAAAATCATAAGGAACTGGATTAAATACTCTATTTAAATCTGTAGAACTACCTGATTTTACTTTTGTAAATTTCTTTGTTGTTTGTAATTTTCTTAAAGGATCATAAGCATAGTCAGTAATCTCAAAGGACATTCGTGGTAATGACAATTCATCTTTTCCACCAAGTTTTGCAATAAATTTTTCAGAGGGGCCATAAGCTATAGGAATTTTAAATTCATCAGCCGTAGCATTACCAGCAGTTACCCGTTTAACGGATAAATCATTGAAAAGCGTTCCAAAAAGAACTACTATGTTGCGAATATTTTTATTATAATAATGATTACCGAACATTAAAACGTATTATCTCCAAAAGGGTTATCTTCTGTAAAATCTAATATAGAATCAGCTTCTACTTCAATCTCTACATTTTTAGCAGCAGGTGTATTCTCTAATGATTGTTGATTAGTAAGAAGATTGTCAGCAGCTAACTCATCAATATAAGTTTTCCCTGTGGTGATTGCTTCATTAGAATATTGAAAAGTTTCGCATGTTAAATCGAAAACATAATTCTTTCCAACTTGATAAAACGGTTGTTCATCTTCAACAAATTTAATTTCAAATAAACCTTTAGTGAATGGAAAATATATTAAATCTCCTTCTTTGGGAGTAGTTATACCTGTTACAAATTTAAATCGTTCAGCATGAACTGTTAATATAAGTTCATCTGTAATAGATAAACCCATTTTAGTAATAGCGTCATCTGCACCACCAAAATTATCAGAAGTCTTAATATACATTTCGATTGGATAGGTGATTGTAAATTTAGACAAAACATCCTCACCCATTATTAAATCTTCTTTAACAAGAGTTCTCGGTAAGTACTCTACATCTATACCTGCCTGTTGTATAACTTCTCTGTTAATGTCGTTTAATAAGTTTTGATCTGCAATTGCATTTTGAAAATATATGTTGCTGGCCAAATTATTTCTCCATTTTTTTCTTACAAGAAGGAACTATCCCATAAACCCATCTGGTGGAAGTTCATATTTCATACTCACTTCTTCTTCTATCTTTGTAATTTCTTCAGTAGCTTCGGTAAATATTGTTTGACCATCTAAACTAACCCCACCTGGTAAAACTACGCCAGTAAATTTCTTCAAATTACTTCCCCATTGTTGTTTAATTAATGCCGTAGCATATTTTTTTAAAAATGCATCACCATATACTTGTGGCCATGTTGTAGGGTCAAGTTGTCGATATGCTTCTACAATAAGAAAAGATCCAGCATCAAATTTTTTCTCCCAATCTGTTTCTAAATAAAGTCTATCTTGTTTTCTATTATACATCATTGTAGGTTGAATAGAAAACAAATGAGTTATGAGTGAATAATTACTAAGCTGCATAGACCAATTAATCAATGAAGAAGTACTAAAATTATCCATATCAGCTAAACGGAGATGATATTCTTCATTAAACATTCCCGTTTGAAATGCACTAAAATTTGGAATTGGAAGGATACGGAGAACACTTAGAATATCTTGAGGAATAGGAATCCATTCCTTTTCAATATTTTCTGCTGTTATTTCGTGTTTAAGAAAAACTTTTTCAACACCATCAAAGTGATACTCTTGAAAATATTCAATCGCATCATCTATTCGATCAGAAATTTGTTCATCATCTACATTAATTTCTGTTACAGGCGCACCTAGCCTTCTTAAACAATAATCAATCAGTTGTGGTCTTGTAGTTACTGCCATCTGTTATTCCCTTTATATTAATTCAGGTATTAAATGTCCATTATGCCTATCAGGCTTTTGTAGACCTGTCCCAAATGTAAAGACTGCCACAATTCTCTCTCCAAATCTTGGTGTATAATGATAATGTGGTACTCTCCCAAAACAAATTGCCTTATATTTTTCTGGTACTACTTTTATTTCTTTATTATTATCTACAATAATAGTTTGACTTTCTTTATCTTTCGGTTCATTTAAATAAATGATTAATTGTTTATGTTCAAACTTATGATCGCAATGAATCTTAGAATGTTTATAACCATTATTAAAAGTTAAATTAATAGCTACTCTATAAACTGTATCATAATAAATCTCATGTTTTTTACAGAACTTATCAAGTATTTCAATAAACTTTTCTGTTTGTGATGAATGATTTGTATCCTTATCTGTAAATTTTAATGTATGACATAAAAATGGATAATGGTCATCATCTACAGCAGTACTTTGATAATAATAAGGAAAATAATTATTAATAATTAATTCATCAATATATTCTTTTTCTTTTTCATCAAACAAAAATTTATCTTCAATAAAAACCATATTTTATTCAGGTACTGGATCGTAAATATGTTTTTCCCAACCTTCTGATTCACTCCACTTATATGTCCACTTAATATCGTCATCATCTGGTCGTGGCACTGGTGCTTTCCAACTACAAGTTGCGTTGTCAAAAACCCAAGACGCGTGTGGTGATTTTGGAATAAAAGCATCATGTTCTGGACTATAACGTGCACCTGCACCCGGGTAAATTTTTCGCCAACCATTCACGGAGGCATTATAAGAACATTGTTTCCATAAAGTACCCGGAAATAAATCAGTTAAAAAATCAACACCAAGTTGTTCTTGTTCATTACCATTTTCATCTTTTAATACATCATTATGTACGACAATAGTTCGTAAAACAATATTTTCTTTGTCTAACTCTGAAAAATGTGCCATTAATATCTCCTATGCTACAAAAGTACCTGTACCGGTAAATGTTATTACTGTATCTGAACCAACTGTTGCTACTGTTGGTGCTCCTGTTACTGTTGGACTTGCACCACCAGTTATATCTGCCGTAGGAATTCTGATAATTACAATTCCAGAACCACCATTGGATCCACCATCCGAAGAATCAGCTCCAGAACCTGCACCACCACCTGTATTTGCACCACCTACTCCTCCTATAGCTGCTCGACAATCAGAATGAAAAGGAACATTACAATCAGCATTTGCACCAGCGTTTATAGCACTTCCACCACCAGTGCCTTGATTGTTTCCATATCCTTGTCCTCCTCCTCCGCCGCCTCCGATACCACCATCAGCACCAGGAGTTCCGTGGCCTGCACCACCCCCACCGCCGGCCCAATAATAATTGTTACCATCTATATTAATTTGTTTTCCACTTCCTCCTCCTTGAGAAGGAGAAGATTGTCCTCCACCATTTCCACCAACTGTTCCTGCTCCACCTCCGCCTGCATAAGTGTAAGATGAGGCAGACCCACCTGCATAACCTTGATTTACTGTTCCCAAACCTCCTGAAGAAGTACCCGATCCACCACAACCACCATTATGAGGGCCACCACCTGCTGTGGTATGACCTAAATCAGCAGTATGACCATCGTGACTCCCGCCATGAGAAGTAGCACCACCTACACATGATATTGTTGTAAATCCTGTACCTG